TAGGCATGAAGGTTGCTGCCGTATCTATACTTTGTCAGGACGAAAGAGTTTTCCACGCAATGATACAATCAGGTACACCTTGTCCTTACAATGGTAAGATAGGTAGTGAAGCACTTAAAGAATGGAAAAAATATGACAAGTTAAGACCTGATTACGAACAATATACAGCAGATTTAAAATACATTGAAAAGAAAAATAAAAAATTAGAAAAAGCATATGAAAAGAAGATGAAAGAGAATGCTGAAGAACTATCAAAACAACAAGTTGAATTAGACGCAGTAGCGGCTGAAAAACAAAAATTGATAGATGAGATGAATGAACTAAAAGGTGTTAATAAAAAAGTTAAAGAAAAGAACATAACTGTTCACGCAGATAATGGACCGAGGTAACAATGTTAAGTTTTATACTATTTACAGGATTAATAATATATGCAACGATTAAGTTTTATAATTTTATGCACAGTCTTAATCCTTACGACTTTTCAGATAAGAGTAAGTAAGGCTGAAACAGCAACATCTGGTAATCTATTACCTAACGCAGGTGATGGTGTAAACACAAACGTACAAAACTCAAATAGTACAATAGATGGTATAGACTCATCTACTGGTTTTACACTTAATGGTATTACCGACTTCTCATCAAACTACAATGAACTAGAGGCAAATGGAACTGGTACTGTATCTGCCTCAGGATCACTTGTTGATATTACAACTACAACAGAATCAGGCAATTCATTTACAACAACAGAAACATCTTTAGATGGTGGTGTAACCTTAAATGCAACTACCGAAATACAAAACTGTGAATGGTCTGGCTCATCATATCAATGTGGTCAAGCAACTAATGGTAGAGATTCATTTACAACTACAATTAAAATATTAGATACTAACAATAACGTTCTTTCTGTAACTAGTCTTACCAGAAACAATGACGCTGGTTATAGATCAGACACCCACACATATACAGATTCAGTAACCTCTACAATCACAGGCTCAAGAAAATGGGATTGGGAATGGAAAGGTGTAGATGGTAATAATCCTAGTGCTACAGGTGCAGTAGGTCCTAATCTAGTAGGTGCAAGTTTAACTGCCACAATATTAGACATATCATATACACCTATTAGTGAAGAAACAGAGGAACAATTAGAAGATACAAACGAACAACTAGAATTAGCACAAGAAGAATTAGAAAATTTGTTTGAGAACATGGAAGATGTTAACTTTGAACAACTAGAAGAATTACAATTTAACGCACCTATATTAGAAGAAATAGAGATAGAAGAAATACAATTAGAAGAATTAGCAATCGCATTTGAAGAAAATTTTAAAGAAATATTAATAGAAGAAAATTTGATAGAAGAATTTGAAACTGCTTTAATAGAAGAAAATTTAACAGAGGAAGAATTTTTTGAGGAGATGACCAATATTATTGAGGAAGAGTTTGAAGAACTCATGCCTATGCCTACAGCAATGAAGGAAGAAGAAATAATAGAAATGGAAATAACCGAAGAGGAGATTACCAATGAAGAAGAAGTAGCTACTGAAGAAATTGAAGAAGAAGCCCCACAAGAAGAAAAGTTAAACGAAGAAGTCAAAGAAGAACCAACGGAGACAGAATCAAATGCTAACACCGAGACAAATGCAACAACTGAGGATACTAGTGAGGAATCAATGGAGACAGAGGAAACAGGAGAAACTGATACAGAGGAATCTACTGTGGATGAAGATACGGAAACAGAAGGATCGGAGACGGAGACGAATAATGAGGAAGCTGTGGATGATGAGGCAGTTGGCGATGATAGACAAGAGAATGACGAGATTGATAGCGTAAATGTAAAAGTAAAAAGAATAATAGAAAAATTAGAAAAGACATTGAAAGATGTAAATGATACGGTCAAGGCAGTACAGTTTGTTACACTAAAAGGTATTCAATCAGGTGCTGCTGACCTATCATCTTACAACGTACAATTAAAGGATAGCGTCAAGTTAAATGATGGCAATCCAGACTTTTTTAATCAACTAAATATAGAGCAAGAACAGATTTATAAAAATAAATCTTTAAACGCATATACAAATAATGACCCAATATCAATAAAGCAAAGTCAACTTATACGAATTGATATTGAAAAGAAACAATTATTATTAGAACTTAAAATTTTAAGAGAGGGATAAAATGATAGATAAATTAAAAAGTAATTTAGCAAGTGTTGCCGCTCTAATTGCTGCTGTGGCTGCGATTGGTGGTGGGTTTGTTAAGTATGGCGAGATCAGTACAAGATTAAGTCAAATAGAAGCTGCACAAAGCGAAACAGTAGATACATCAGGTATCGTTGTTAACGCTGAAGACATTGCAGTACTAAAAGAAAAAGTATCAAAAGTAGAAAGTAACAAAGTTGACCTATCAGGTATTGCTAAAAACAAAGAAGCAATTGCTGATGTAGAAACTAAAGCAAGTGTCAACGAGAAAACTTTACAACTATTCAAGTTAGAAATTGAAGAAATTAAAATTAAGAATAAAAATCCATTAGGCGGATAATGTCAGATTTAAACAAGTTAGCAACCGATTTACAAGTACTTAAAAACGAAGTAGAACAGGTTGCTAGCGTCAATACAAAACTTGACAATGCTATAGATAAACTAACAGACATATCTGGTAGTATTAAATCTATGTTAGCAGTACATGAAGAAAAACTATCAAAACAAGAAGAAATTGATAAAGCAATATTCAACCTAATAGAGAATCGTAGAGTTGAATTTGATACGAATTACAAAGAATTACACGCTAGAATCAACAAGATTCATCAAAATTTGACAGATGAAATAGACATGTCACAGAAGCGTTTAATGTGTGAAATTAAGACTTTAGCGTCAAATTTAGACGGTAGGATAGGCGTCTTTGAGAAATACAGATGGATCATCATAGGGGCGGCAATAGTGCTAGGATTGTCTATGCCTCAAATAATGTCAATATTCAAAATACTCTAATAGTAGCTTGACAAAAACGTATATATAGTATATACTGTTTTATATGAGTGGTTACATTGATCTAAATTATATCAGCAAGATACAGCCTAGACTACAACAATTTAAAAAGAAAAGAGATTATCTATTCAATTTTCGTTGTCCTGTCTGTGGTGATTCTAAAAAGTCTAAAACAAAAGCAAGAGCATATCTTTATAGAGTAAAGAATGATATGTTTTTTAAATGTCATAATTGTAGTGCTTCACACAATTTGGCTAATCTTATAAAACTAGTTGATCGGCCATTATACGATCAATATATTTTAGAAAGATATAAAGGCAGTAAACCTGCTAGTGAAGAAAGTCTGTTTGAAAGATTTAAAACAGATACAAAAACAAAATTAAAATCTACACCCCTACAAGGCCTTATAGCCTTTAGTAATTTAAAAGACGACCATCCTGCTAAGCAATACTTAATCAATCGTAAGTTGCCTACTGAATACTTTGATAGATTATATTATTGCGACAAGTTCCAAACGTATGTAAATAAGATACGTCCTGGGACGTTTGAAAGTCTAAATAAAAAGTACGAACATCCTAGATTAATTATACCTTTCTATGATGTTGATAATGAAGTCTTTGCTTTGCAAGGACGTGCCTTTGGTAAAGAACAACCAAAATATCTTACAATAAAACTACAGGAGAACAAACAAAAAATATTTGGCCTTGAACGAATTAATCTACATAGAAGATTATACATAGTAGAGGGTCCTTTAGATAGTTTGTTCCTTGATAATTGTCTTGCGGCTGGTGGTGCTGATCTACAACTACCTGTTGAAAAAAAAGATGTCGTTTTTATATTTGATAATGAGCCTCGTAATAAAGAAATAATAGATAGAATGTATAAGATGGTAGATAAAGATTATATGATAGCAATATGGCCAGAAGGGCAGAAAGAAAAAGATATTAACGAGATGATAATAAACGGCAAGACAAAAGAACAAGTACAAAAAATTATATCCGATAACACCTATTCAGGTTTATCAGCAATTACTCAACTCAACACATACAAAAGAATATAGGGAGATTTATGGTCACAGGAAACGAGTCTATTAATGTCAAAAAAAGAAACGGTAGAGGAACAGAACCTCTTAACATTGAAAAGATACATGAAATGGTTGAGTATGCTTGTGAAGATATAACAGGAGTTTCATCATCACAAGTAGAAATGAAAAGTGGATTACAATTCTATGATGGTATATCTACAGACGAAATACAACAGATTTTAGTAAAGTCAGCTGCTGACTTAATAGATTTAAATTATTCTAATTACACTTATGTGGCAAGTAGATTACTTTTATATAGTTTAAGAAAACAAGTTATGGGTAAGTTATGGGATCACCCACACTTTTATGACCATGTAAAAAAAGTTGTTGATTTAGGACTATATGATAGTGAGATATTTACAAATTATCAAAGAAAGGACTTTGATAGAATGGAGAACTGGATAATTCATAATAGAGATTATGATTTTACCTATGCAGGTCTCCGACAAGTTATTGACAAATACCTTGTACAAGATAGAAGTACAAATGTGGTATACGAAACACCACAGTTTATGTACATGATGATTGCGGCTACACTATTTGCTAAATATCCAAAAGAAAGGAGAATGTCATATGTTAAAAAATATTATGACGCTATATCAACTTTTAAAATTAATATTCCAACGCCTGTTATGGCTGGTGTCCGTACCCCTCTTAAGCAGTATGCTTCTTGTGTCCTTGTTGACATTGATGATACTTTACCTAGTATCTTTAGTAGCGACATGGCTGTTGGGCGTTATGTTGCCCAAAGGGCTGGGATCGGAATTAACGCAGGAAGAATCCGAGGTATCAACTCACGTATTAGAGGCGGTGAGGTTCAACATACGGGTGTTATACCTTTTCTTAAAAAATTTGAGGCAACTGTTAAGTGCTGTACTCAAAACGGAGTACGAGGCGGATCAGCAACAGTACACTTCCCAATTTGGCACCAAGAAATAGGTGATATTATTGTTCTTAAAAACAACAAAGGTAGTGAAGATAATAGAGTTAGAAAATTAGACTACTCTATACAATTATCAAAACTATTTTATGAAAGATTTATTAACAATGCAGATATAACTTTATTTTCACCACATGAAGTGCCTGAATTATACGAGGCATGGGGAACAGATTCGTTTGATGAACTTTACGAAAAAGCAGAAAGAAAATTATCTGTAAGTAAAACTAAAATCAACGCACAAGAATTGTTTTTTGACATCTTAAAAGAAAGAGCAGAAACTGGTCGTATCTATATTATGAATATTGACCATTGTAATACACACTCCTCTTTTAAAGATAAGGTTACAATGAGTAACTTATGTCAGGAGATAACTTTACCAACCACTCCAATACAACACATTGATGGAGAAGGTGAGATTGCTTTATGTATTTTATCTGCCATCAATGTGGGTAAAATAAACAAACGTGATGAACTACAACCATTGTGTGATTTAGCAGTAAGAGCTTTAGATGAAATAATAGATCATCAAAAGTATCCTATTGACGCTGCTGAAAAATCTACAAAGGCACGTAGAAGTTTAGGTATTGGTTACATTGGTCTTGCTCACTACCTTGCAAAGAAAGGTTACAAGTACGAGCAGAAACTTGCATGGCGACAAGTAGATAAACTAACAGAAGCATTTCAATATTATCTATTAAAGGCAAGTAATGAACTTGCAAAAGAAAAAGGTCCTTGTTCAGCATTTAAATCTACAAAATATGCAGATGGTATATTACCCATTGATACATATAAGAAAGATGTTGACGAGTTAGTTAAAAGAGAACTAACTTATGATTGGGAATGGTTAAGAAAAGAAATTAAAGAACATGGTTTAAGACATAGTACATTGTCAGCACAAATGCCTAGTGAATCTTCTAGTGTAGTTTCAAATGCGACAAATGGTATTGAACCACCAAGAGATTATTTGTCTGTTAAAAAGTCTAAAAAAGGCCCATTAAAACAGATAGTACCAGAGTATAATAAATTAAAAAACTTTTATACACTACTTTGGGACATGAAAGGGAACGAAGGATATATAAATATCGTTGCAGTAATGCAAAAGTATTTTGATCAGGCAATAAGTGGTAACTGGTCATACAATCCTGAAAATTATACTGATGGTCAAGTACCAGTATCAGTAATGGCACAAGATTTATTGACAACATATAAATTAGGTTGGAAGACTTCATATTATCAAAACACATATGATAGTAAAAAAGACGAAGACGAACCTAGTCATCCTATCGGTTGGCAAGATAATGTACCTGAAACAAATAAAGAGGACGATCCAGAAAATTGTGATTCGTGTGCTATATAATGAGTGAATTAAAAGATATATTCGGTAAAAGAAAACATCCTAATATCTATAGTGATAAGATTATTCCTACTGAAAATGATATAAGAGATATAGTTACACAAGCATATCCTTTAGTTACATCATTTAGAAAAGCATTTGCTTATGAAATACATGTTTTAGGACCTGATAAGAAACGTAGTAATGAATTATGGAAGATATGTGAAGGACATAAACAAAAAATTGATGATGATAATTATGGTGATAATGCCATACAAATAAAAAGTATGGGTATGTTACATATTAATACGGCACCGTGGATATTGATTGCAACACCAAGAGTTACAGAACCTAATGGGTTTCACAAAGATGTAACAGGCAAGAGTCATTGGGAGTTTGCTGATTATGATTTTATGAATAAAAACAATAGAGAGTCTGGTGCATTAGAAATAGGTATGTTAGCAAAAATGATAATGGGATTTGCGTTACGAGGAGGTTGGGATTCTGGTTATTGTGTTTGTTTCCCAAAGACAAGAGAGAAATGGCGAGATTATCCTTTCTTAAAGTTTTATCCTACTTTGATACAAACTATAGGTAAGGCAACAAAATACGAGTATCAATGTAAAGATAAAGAAGAACTTGAATTGAATACAGCGCCACCTTTAGAAACTATATTTAAATTTTATGATTCGATAAAAGACGACCCATTTAAGGGCACAAGCATAGAGGGAAAAGATTAATGAAAACAGTTTTTAATAAGAACAAAAATTTAGACGCTACAAAACAACCATTGTTTTTTGGTGAAGACCTTGCTGTACAAAGATATGATACATTTAAGTATCCTATATTTGATAGATTGGCTCAACAACAACTAGGTTTCTTTTGGCGACCTGAAGAAGTATCTTTACAAAAAGATAGAAACGACTATGCTCAACTATCAGAATCACAAAAGTTTATCTTTACATCTAATCTAAAATATCAAACTATGTTAGATAGTGTACAAGGTAGAGGTCCATGTTTAGCATTTCTACCATTTGTAACTAATCCTGAATTAGAAGGTGCCATAGTTGCATGGGACTTTATGGAAACAATTCATAGTAGAAGTTACACATACATAATTAAAAACTTATATTCAGACCCTAGTGATATATTTGATACTATTATTGAAGATAAGAAGATACAAGAAAGATCAAAAGCAGTTACAGAAGCATACGACAAACTAATTGCATTAGGTTACAAATGGCATAATGATCCTAAATCAGTTGACATTTACGAACTAAAGAAAGCATTATGGCTTGCGTTAGTAACTGTAAACGTATTAGAGGGTTTAAGATTCTATGTATCATTTGCTTGTTCGTTTGCATTTGGCGAATTAAAACTTATGGAAGGTAGTGCTAAGATATTATCTCTTATTGCTAGAGATGAAAGTCAACACCTTGCAATGAGTCAACAGATTATCAAAGCATATCTTACAAAAGAGAATGATAAGGTAATGAATAAAGTTATTAAAGATACACAAAAAGAATGCTATAAAATATATGATGACGCAGTACAACAAGAGAAAGATTGGGCAACTTATCTATTTCAAAAAGGTTCTATGATAGGACTATCAGAAAAATTACTACATCAATATGTTGAATATATAGCAAATAGAAGAATGAGAGTAATAGGATTAGAGCAAAAATATGAACAATCAAGTGCAAACAATCCATTACCTTGGACACAACATTGGTTTAATAGTCACTCACTACAAAACGCACCACAAGAAACTGAAATAGAAAGTTATGTTATTGGTGGGCTTAAACAAGATGTTAAGAAAGATCAATTTAAAACATTTAAACTATAATGAATCAACCACCAATTTTACATTTGTTGAATAAAAGACAACATGTTATGGCCTACGATACAGAGGACATACCTGAAAAACAATTGATTGAAGACTTATTATGGAAAGCATGGAAAGTTACACCATCTAAAAACAATTTTATGCCGTACCATTGTAATGTATTAGGTCCTGATAAGGTAAAAGAAAAACACTCTATATGGAAGAAAAGTCAACAGAATAAAAAAGAAATAAATGAGCATAATATTGAAGATCACAAAGAAGAAGGATACAACAAATACTTTGATCATTTAAGTACAGCACCTTACCTATTAGTGTTTACACAAAGATTATGTGAGGCAAATGATTTTTACAGAAAGAGCATACAGGAAGGTGACTACTACGAACAAATGCACGAACATGAGATAGACTCAATGATGAGAACTACAACCGTAGAAATAGGAATGTGGATGGCTAATTTATCAGCCTTTGCATTAGAGAAAGGTCTAAATACATCTACAATAGGATGTTTTCCGTATCAACCCTTTTTTGCAAAAAATCCTAAAAATACATGGGCAGATTTACCTTGGGTAAAATATCCTGTTCTATTGTTAGGTAGTATAGGTAAAGCAAAACAATATCGTAGAGAAAGTATGACCGAACTTGAAAAGAAAGACGATAAGAAACCAGAACCAGAAGAAATAATAAAGTGGATATAAATGGCTGAAGACGAGAACACAAACAAAGTACAAATAAGTTGCAACAATTGTGATGTATCTTATTGGGTAAAATGGTCAGACGAAGACGCTGAACCTACTACTTGTCCTTTCTGTGGTGCTGATACTTCTATTGAAGAAGAGGATGCGATATTTGAAAATGAAGAAGAACAAGACAATTGGAATTGATTACAGTTTAAGCAGTCCTGCTATATGTGTATGTAGAGGTGAGTTTAAATTAGATAACTGTAAGATATACTATCTTACCAATGTGAAAAAATATGAAGGCAATTATTGTAATGGTAAAATAAATGGCAGATTACATCTACCCTATACCTCCGAACAACAACGACACGATCAGATTTCCGAGTGGGCGCTTTCTGTTATTGATACTGCTATTGGTAATATTTTTATAGAAGGATACTCATTTGGTAGTAAAGGACTTGTATTCAACCTAGCAGAGAATATGGGTGCTCTCAAACATAAACTTTATATACTCAATAAAAGATTCAAGTCTATAGTACCAGGTCAGATAAAGAAGAATGCTACTGGCAAGGGTAACGCAGATAAGCTAAAGATGTACGAGCAGTTTACAAAAGATACTGGTGTTGATTTAGTCAAAGAATTTGAACAAACAAAACTCAATAATCCAGTAACCGACATAGTAGATTCATATTATATCGCAAAATATGGGTACGAATCATAGATGTTCTCGTTTTGTTCTCATAATTATTCCTAAAAAGTCAATAAAATCAACGTTTTTAACGCTTGACAATTTCGTATTTTTCTGATATATTATGTGTATATATGACAAAAGAATACTTTAAAAGTTTTAATATTATCTACAAAAGAGAATACGTTGATCCTGAAACAGAATATGATACGTTCTGGTCTTCAGCTACTATCTACAGAAACGTACCTATAGAGAAAATCAAATACTATAGAAAACAATTACTTAAATTCAAAGCTTATGCGAACAAAACGTATAAAGAAGACGCTACTAATTTCACAGGTGCTACTGGTATTGAGATAGTATATCCAGACGAGTACTATCAAACATATGCAGATGTATTCGGTCCAGAAACGGCTGCAGGTGACAACAATTTATTTAATGACTTCGGTCAGTTATACAATGGCAGACAAGGCTTTAGAAAAGATTTTGATCCTGATTTCACAAAGAATTACAAAACAAAAAAACTTAACCCAAATTATATTTACAACTTAAACTAAAGGAGATACTATGCAAATAAAACTAGGCGACACGATAAGAGATGATAAAGGTAGAGAAGGTGTTATAACAAACATTGGTATTGCTACTGATCCTGCTGATATAGCTGCTGAATTAGGAGTAAACGCAAAAGAATATGATACTGATTTAAATTATGTTGGTGCAATTACATTTGGTAGTAACTGGTGTTATTTTATGCAGATAGAAGAAGTTATTAAAAAGAATGATTATGAAGAAGACACAGCATGGATGAGAGAAGATTCAGATGTTGATGTTGCAATTAATTTAGAAAACGAAAGTAAGTTGGGTAAATAATGAACGGATACTTTGCTGTACAATTAGATAAACAAAGTTGTAACGTTGTAAAGAAACTTGCTACAAAAGATATACTTGTATCAGATCACGTTACACTTGCATTTAAACCTATTAAGAAAGTTTATAACAAATATTCTAAACTTGTAGGTAAAAAAGTGGGTGTGTTTATCAAAGGTTACAGAGCAAACAATCACATTGACGCATTATGGGTTGACAATATGGTTGATAAAGAGTACAATAGAATCAAAAGACATGATAAAGGCGCTGCTCATATTACACTATCACATAAGAATGGCTACAAATCAGGTGACGCTAACACTATGTTTACAAACCCTAAAGTAAAAGATAAGAAATACGGATACGTAGAAGGAACTATAAAGTATATTGATTATGACAAAAGATAAATGGTTAAAGATTAATAGAGAGTCGTTTACTAGAACTCTCAAAGGATTTAATAGACCTGACTATACATTAGATATAAATGGTCTACAAAGAAATTCTATACCTACAAGTGATAGAATATCTGGTGCATGTACTAAAGAGTCAAAACCTAAAGTACAGTTACCCGAAGGCAAGACGATCGGCATTGCCTACAATAAAGGTAACTACCAGGTAGTTGATAAAGCTGATTTTAAAACAATGGGAAGGAAGACATAATGTGGAATATAAAAAAATCATTACTATTTGCTACGTTATTAGTTACAGTAATACTAGTATCAATGAATATGGCAAGTGCTGATGAAAAGAAGACAATCACACCACAAGAGTTTGGTAATGCAATTGCAGAAACACCAGGCAAACTTGTAAATTTTATAGGTAGTGAAGTTGAGAAAACTAAAGAGTACCAAAAGAAGTCGTGGGCTGAAATGAAAACAAAGTGGCCTTGGACAATGTTTAAAGGTAATCAATAATGTTACACAAAATAAGTGATTTTTGTAAGAAGATTGATAGTATCAAAGCTCAGGCAGATAAGTTATACAACTTGAAGTATAATCATCCTAAAACGCCTGAGCGGGATGCTGAAGTGAATCATCTTATAGATGATATACAATCCACGTGTAAAATAGTGGCAAATGACACAAAACCCTATGATTTATAAGGGTTTTTAACGCTTGACAAATAGACTATTTTATGATAGAATTAATGAATAAACTAACAAAAGGACTATATTATGATAACTAAAGAAACTATATTTGAAGAATTTAAGATTGCAAAACAAAAAGACATTGCAAAATCAACAACTAAACCTCCGTACGAGAATGTGTTTACAAACAGAATTGCTGTATTGAAATCACATGCCGATACTAAAAAAACAAATCCTAAAATGTACAGAAATTTAGATATTAATTTTGATAGACTCATACTTGCCTATCAATCACCTGTACCAGTTGATCATTTTTACAAAGTTGTTTTCGGTATGACGTTGAAAGAATACGAACATAAAAAGATGATTGATGAAATGACCGAAAAACAAAAAGAAAGAGAAGAAGAAAAAAAGAAAAAAGAGAAAGAGATTGAAGGTGTTAAAGAAGTTACTTTTAATTAGTTGTTTGTTGTTCCTATGCAATTGTGCTAGTAAACAGTCCTATATTGGTGCGTCCACTACAGCGGCTGTTGCTGGTACAGCATGTTGGCAATACTTATCAGATAATCCTGCTGTCGTTGCTACTTGTGCAGTTGCAGGTTCTTTTAAGGGTGCAGATATAATGAACTCCGAAACAGACGATCAGTTAATGACAAGAGCATTTATAGATCATTTAGACAATGCTCCTAATAGTCCAGGGTTTACTACTTGGCAAAACCCTAAAACACAAAGTAATGGTATTATTAAAACTACAGGTTTTTATTTAAAGGGACCTATTAAATGTACAATGATTGAAACTACACACGATCAGAATTTAGATAACACTAGATTCTTTGATACTATACTATATGGTAATCCGTATAGACAAATGCAATGGCATGAGGCGTGTAAAATGCCTGACGGTAGATGGATGTTAACACAATGAAAAAATTTATAGACCCTAAAAATCCACACACGGTGGGTGAGAGTGCCTGGAATCTAGGCAATCATATATTACTAATAATGTTTGTTATGGCATTATTGTTTGTAGTAAAATCAAGTTATGCTGAAGATAGTTTTGAAAACACAATAAAGAAACTAGAGGCATTAGAAAACAATGGTACAAAAGTTGAATATGATAAAATACAACCTATCAAAGATCAATATTGTTTCATTAAAGTAGAAATTAAGCAATTAGACAATGGCGATATTGTTAAACAGGAAGTAGTAGAATGTGCAGATGGCCGAAAGGCATACGATGGCCCTAGTTATTGGGAGTTGTTTGCTCAATTCTATTATAGAGATATGTTTACACCTGCCTATTGCAGATATTATGAAAGGCCGAAACATGCCTATCATAAACCTGGCAAAGTTTGCCTTGATAAAGACGGTAATTGGGAGGTACGAAAATGATAAGAGGTATAATAACCTTAACGATTTTGTGGGTTATCCTTGCTTTTGCATGGGATCCATTTACATCAACAGTTGAGAAAACACAGGCTGTTGACAAAACAAAAGAAATAGTATATAATGTGTTTAATAATATGAAGGAGAAGGTGAATGAGTAAGATACTCAAATATATAATGATCGGTTCTATAGGTCTGTTACTTGCAAATTGTTCTAGTAGCACTTATAAAATCAAACAAGAAAAGGATAAACAAGTCCTTAAAGTACCATCTTGGTATATGAAAGATTATAACGAGAAGAAAGAATGTGGTACTAAAACGTTCGGCAAAGGCAAAGATAAAGTTTGTATCTTTGGTGTCGGTACGAGTGTTTCACCAGATTTAGAACTTGCAATTGAAAAAGGTATGATGATTGCAAAGGCTGAACTTGCTGATAAAGTAAAAGGTGAGATGAATAAGAAAGCGAAAATATTTACTACTGAATTAGGTAAGAATACTAATAAGACCGTAGTTACAGATGTTGAAACTACATTGGTAAATATAATTAAACAAACACCTGTAAGAGGTTATGAAGTGTTTGCTCAGGAAGTAACGCTTACAAAGAACGGATACTATCGTTCTTGGATAGGTTTAAGACTACCTATGGGTGAATACAATAAGATGTATAACTACTCTATTGAAACTGTTGTTGACGCTTTCAAACTAAAAGAAATGGCTGATAAGGCCTATGACGAAGTAGAGGTTATTGCTAATGAGCAGTAAAATAGAAATATACTCAAAGCCCAATTGTACATATTGTACAAAATCAAAACACTTGGTTAAGAGTTTGGGCTTTGAATACACAGAAAAGATGTTTGGTAAAGACTTTAAAACACCAGACGAGTTATTTGAGGCCGTAGGTAAACAAGTAAGAACTATGCCACAAATATTAATTGATGATAAACATATCGGTGGGTACAATGAATTAGTTGAATACTTTGCCGATAAAGGTTTAGTAAACTTTAAGGGTGAGAAAATATAATGGCATTATCAGATTATTCTTCACACGATTGGCGTAAACATACAGATGACGCTGTTATTGTAAGTGATAAGGAATTTGAACAATTGAAAGTAAATAATAGTAGAGTTATCTTTATCAATCCAAAAACATTAAAAGAGGAATCTGTTGAAGTATCCAGATTGATTAGAGTCTTTGTAAATAATAGAGATGATCTAAAAAGGAGTGTTAAGTAATGTCAAAGTTGAATGCTATTATATTGTTAATATTATTAAGTATTACAATTGCTAATTCTATTGCAATTAAAAATATACATGATGAAGTATTTTGGCCTGAAGGCATAATGAAACCATTAAAGAGATGATGACAAAAGAAAAGAAACCAGATAACATAATATTGTTTCCTAAAATTCCTATGAAAAGACCTAATCAAAAGGCACAAGAATTAGACGCTAAACGACAGGAGATGATGAGATTGCAACATAACAAGGTTTATGTACAGGCAATATCTGAACAGTTAACAGAGTCAATGCTATTGATATTAAGAGATGAGAATATTAGTATAACAGACAAAACGTTTTTAAGTGACTATAAACTAACACTAGAGGCGATTAACTCTATGTTGTTAAGACACGTACATATAAAACACCCTTTACAAGAGCGTGTAGATAAATCAGTAACAACAAAGGGTGAAGGTAAAGATGTTTATGCTATTACAATTGACTATAACAAATTTTAAGAATTCCATAAAGCACTTTGGGATAATTACTAATACTGGCAAAGTTAGTAATTCTAAATCATGCCAATATATAATAGAAAAGGAGTGAATAAATGTTTAAATCATTATTTACAAATGACTCATTAAGAGTTGTATCAAAATCAAAAAAAACTGAAACTAGAGGCAGAAAAACTTTGTCTAAAAGACAAAAGGTTCTAAATCTTTTATCAAAAGGTCAATCTGTGACTTGGAAAGCATTAAGAAGCAGATTCGATTTAGTATCGCCAAGAGCACTTGTTGATACTTTGAGAGCAGAAGGTAACATGATCTATGTTAACAAAACTGCTAAAGGTACATCTTACAGAATGGGTGTTCCTACAAAAGCGATTATCGCTGCTGGTATTAAAAAATTATATGGGACTCCGTTCGCATATAAAAATGCTTAATTCTCATTAAGTATAAATATCTGTATAGGGGTAGGGAGACTTACCCCTTTACATAACAACATGAGGAGGGCATTATGCCAATGACAACATCACAATTACATGGTATGGATACAGCAGGTTCATCTGCTCCATTACTACATGAAATTCTAACAAAAGTAAATAACGCAAAAGATAAACCAGCAAAGATTGCTGTTTTAAAGAAGAATGACTCTATACCTTTAAGACAAATTATAAAAGGTGCATTTGATCCTAAAATTAAATGGGCATTACCTGAAGGTATACCACCATACAAAGAGAATGACGCACCAGCAGGTACTGAACATACTACTTTATTCCAAGAAGCTAGAAGACTATGGCACTTTGTAGAAGGCGCTGACAGTAAACTACCTAAAACTAAAAAAGAAATGATGTTTATTCAGTTACTTGAAGGCCTACATAAAGATGACGCTGCTCTTATGGTCGCAGTAAAAGACAAAGCACTTAATAAAAAGTACAAAGGTCTAACAGACGCTGTGGTAAAAGAAGCATTTGGTTGGAATTCAGATTACAAAACGTCCTAAAACATAAATATTATTAAGTGATTCTATAATATTCAACTATAGGGTGCATGACAGAATGTCACACCCTATAAACCTATTGATTTATCTACATTATTTGTCCATTTTTTGCTTGATTTCTTTGTTGATTTCTGATATTATTATCATATGAAAACAACAAAGGAGAATATATAATGTCAAAAACAAAACAATGGATTGAAGATACTACTGAAACTAAAGTTGATAACATCATTGCTAAATTAACATCTGGTGAGATTACTAGAACAGACGCTAGAGATCAAATTATGGATGTTGATAATATTGCAATGTTAGGTATTGATGAGAATACAGTTGATGAAGTAATTTACGAGGCACATGCCAATGCGTAAATCTTTCTTAATTTTATTTTTATTATTTGTCTATACTTGGTCTTGGTCTATCTTTAACGTTGCCAAGGCAGATGACTATAACAAGGCTGTAATTGGTCATGTTATTTCAGAAACTATTAAAGGCACAGATATTGATACATCATACATTATGGAGCAAGAACTTGAAAAACTTGCCCACAAATTTATGATAGATTCAGTAATTATATTACAGGCATACTTACCACAAATTATTGATGGTGTTGCCGCTGATTTAAGATTAAAACTTGACGAAAAATACAAAGAGGCAATTTTAAATGGCGAAAATAACAACTAGAAAAATGAAGGCAATGAAGTTGAAAAAGGCTCTTAAAAAGGAGTTTTCTTCTAAGCGTCAATATAAGACTACCTATAAAGATATTAAAAAGTATTTCAAAATTCTAAACAATGTTATTTTTGATAGCAAGTTAAGTCCGTTCGGACAAATTCAAATAAAAGATTTACAAAGAGAGAAGTGTGTAGGACAAGTAGTAACCTTTGAATGGAAAAGAAAAGGTACTAGATTATACAAGTTAGAGATGTTACCTACATATCCTGATAAAAGAGATTTTATGGACACTTTAGTACATGAAATGGTACACTTGTACCAAATGCAAAACCTGGGAGACTCGGGCAATCACAATGACGTGTTTTGGTCGTTTAGTCCAAAAGTAAACTACGTGGGTTTACAATTATAAGAAAGAGTATATTATGAAAGACGGTGAGAAGAACCACATTGATGAGTGGCTACAGAAACAAATCAAAAAAGGTATTGTCATTATTGACAAGGTACTTAACAATAACGTAAAAGAGTGGGAACTATATTATACAGGACATTTACAAAAAGATATATTGTGTAACTTTCCTGGTAGAACTAGTAAAAAGATTTTCAAAGGATATAGAAGTCATTTGGATAACGACAACCTTGTTTTTACACAAAAGAAATTTGAAGAACATGGTTATGAATATTATGTAAAGAGAGGTATATAATGAAACTATTGAAGAAACATAAAGAGATATTAAACGAACTGATAAAAGGTAAAGGTTATTTCAAAACACCTACCGTACCTAAAAACCACCAAGAGAATATTTTAGATGATTTAGTCAATCTTTATTTAAAAGATTTACTTGTGTTTAATAGAGAATATGACGTGCCATCATTTGGTCCTAGTAGTGAACACAAGGTAAGATATAAATGGTATACAGTTACAATGCCTAAAACTAAAACAATCAAAGACTTAAAAAAGGTGGTTAAAGATGGCAAAATTTAATTGGCATAGACTAGCAAATCTGGCTTGGTTTTATACAAAGGTATTCTTTGCAGTATTGACTTTATGCGTTGTTTCATACTTGTACGGTACACATAAACCTAATGAGTCTGCTATTGCAAAAGTCAATGAAGAATTAGATATATTTTATATGAATGAGATTAAGGCAATGGATTTACAAGAACCTGAATTTACATATAACAATGATATACAATTTGTACGTGCTATGCACAAATGTATAAACTTCATAAATTTTACATTACCTAAAGATAAAAGAGTACCTTATGAGATGATTATAGGTCAGGCAGCGTTAGAGTCTGCTTGGGGTCAATCAAGGTTTGCAGTAGAAGGTAATAATTTATTTGGGATTAGAACATGGAGTAAAGACTCACCACATCTATTACCACAAGGTGTTACAAAGTGGCCTGGTTGGGGTGTAAAAGTATTTGCTAGTAAATGTGATAGTGTAAACTATTATATTGATCTATTAAACAATCATAATGCTTACAAAGAGTTTAGAGTATTAAGACAAAAAATGCTTGATAAGAATCAAATGCTAGACTCATTGTTATTGATTAAAAAACTTGATAAGTTTTCTACAACAAAAGATTATGACGCTAGAGTTGCTAGAATGATATTTAAAATCAGAAAACTAGAGGAGAAAAAATGACAGCAGAGTACGGAGTAGGTTTATTCTTTTTAGGTATGACAATAACTTTTATAGGTTTTTTCATTGCCTTTTTAGTTGTTAACTATAATGAAAAGGTAGAACGTAAAAAGAAATACAAAGAAAAAGGTCCATTAGCAGACTTGTATAAGTATATGCCTGGTGTAAAATACGGAGATGATTGCCAGTGAGTTATGCTAATTCAGAAAATCACAAAAGAAACGTAAGAACTTTAGCAGAGGGTGCTAGAGGTAAAAAGGTTACACGTAAAGTTGACACGTGGGAATATCAATCACTTGCAGAATGTATTAGGAGTGATCAAGTACCTGCCGAAGAAATCGCAGAAATCTTTACAGATAAAGCATATTATAACTGGTACAAAAAGACTTATTGGTCTAATAAATAATACATGTTCTTAACATTAATAACTTTTATAAGTGCAATCAGCATATCGTTAATTGCTGCTGGGTATTCTATACTTGGTTTAGCGACATTGTTTGCTGGTGCATATGTACCTATTATTGCAATGGGTTCAGCATTAGAAGTAGGTAAGTTAGTTGCTGCCTCATGGTTGTATCATAACTGGCGCTCAAACATACCTAAATCATTAAAGGCATATCTATTTACATCAATTATAGTTTTAATATTCATAACATCAATAGGTATCTTTGGTTTCTTATCAAAGGCACACCTAGATCAAGTTAAACCTACAGCAGGTAATACTGAACAAATAGAACTAATAGATAAAAAGATTAGACAGGAAGAGAAGATTATAGAACGAGCAGAAAGAACACTTGCTCAATTAGATAAAGCACTTGACGTTTATATTGACAAGGAATTTGTTACTAGGGGACTAAAAGAGCGAAAGAAACAAAAAGAAGAACGAGACCTGTTGAATAAATCAATAGACGAAGCAATGGAAAAAATAACGAACTTGAACAATTCCAAATCGTCAATAAATATAGAACAATTAAAATTAGAAGCGGATGTGGGTCCATTAAAGTACGTTGCCGAGTTGATTTATGGTGATAATGCTAATGATCATTTTGATAGTGCCGTTCGTATTATTATATTAATACTTATATTTGTTTTTGACCCACTTGCAGTATTACTATTGATCGCTGCTAATATATCACTAAATCAATGGCGTGATAAGAGAGATGAGAAGAAAACAGATACTATGGAGAGAGCATTAAAAAGAATAGAAGTATTAGAGAATCGTAACAAACGACTCAAAATATACAAAGATTTAACAAAAGAGTTAGGTGACAATCCAGACGAAATTAAACTTAAATTAAATCAAATATATGACTGGAATAGCGATAAAAATTAGTGCTTGACTTTATTGTCAAAATGATATATAATAATACTATGACTACTAAATTTGATAGACCTATTAGATTCTCAACCAAAGTTAAGAGATTAAACAACCTTGCTAGTGCATGTGCTAAATCAAATAACAATGACTTTAAAGCAATGTGGTACCATAAACTAATTGACTTGGCAAAAGAATATGATATGTTAAACTATGTAATGAGAAAGGTAATACACTAATGAATATATTTTATGTTGACAAAGACCCGAAGACAGCGGCTAAGATGATGTGTGATAAACATATTATTAAAATGATACTAGAGTCTGCTCAGATGTTATGTACTGCTAAAAGAGTACTTGACGGCACAGAATATATTGATACTACAAAGAATGGTCGTAAGATTAAAAGATGGCGACTAGATAACCCTAACGAAGAAGCAATAGTTTACAAAGCAGGTTGGTTAGGTCACCCTAGTACACAATGGGTAATCAAGTCAGCATATAATTACAACTGGTTATTTAATCACTTCATAGCACTAAACGAAGAATACAAATTAAGATGGCAAAAAGATACAGACCATGTATCAATAACTAAACTTGCTGATCTACTAAAACACCCACCTAAAAATGCACCATTGAACGTAGTCGCTACAGACGCTACACCAGCAATGCCTGATCATTGTAAGATACCAGGCGATGTTGTAGGTTCGTATCGTAAGTATTACATATTAGAAAAAGTAAGATTTGCTAAATGGGAAAAACATGGTGCAGTTATGCCTGATTGGTTCAAACAAGGGTTACAAGAAAATGCCAGGTAAATGGGATGGTAAGAGTAGAATACCTACTCAACTATACAAAGATAATTACAATAGAATATTTGGTAAGAAGGATGATAAAAGAAAGAATACAACAAAAGGGCGAAGACCTAAAAATGTTGCAAGGGCACGATAGACTTGCATATTTAATAGACATTGCCAAAGACGTAGAACAATTACCAGATGAAGTTAAAACAGATGATAATAAGATAAGAGGTTGTGCTAGTAATCTATGGTTGATTGGTGGTGCAAAAGAAGATAATACAATGATATATAAGATTGACGCTGACGCATTTATAACAAAAGGTACAGCAAAGTTAGTTACTGACTTATGCAATGGTTGTCCTAAAGACGAAGTTGCTAGTTTAACTATAGAAGACTTTTTACCTTTAGGCGTTAAAGAACTTTTAACTATGCAAAGACAGAATGGTCTAGGCAGTTTGATAGAGAGGATAGTAACAATAGCAAATACTAAATAGAACTATGAATAACGTAACAGATTTTATACAATTAAACATGAACTTTTTAAATGATATTCAAAGTTATCATTGGCAAACAGAGTCATATTCTGAGCATGAAACAACAGGTGAATATTATGAAAAATTTAATAAACTAAATGACGAGTTTGTAGAAACTTGGCAAGGTAAATCAGGTACTAGAATTAAGTTTAGTGCAGAATTAAGACCTGGCATAATGAACTATGCTGATAATAGTCAAGTAAAAGGTGAAGTGCAGAAACAAGTTGCTAGACTTAATAAGATAGCACAGAACCCTAAAGTGCAAGGTCAAATGGATTTAGAAAGTATATTAGAAGATATGCTTTTAGCAACAAATCAATTACTATTTCATCTAACTTTAAAATAAATGCCCCTATACACATTTAAGAATACCAAAACTGGTAAAGAGTTTACTGACATGATGTCAATAAGCGAAATGGAATCATATCTTAAAAAGAACAAACATGTAAAACAACAGATTACAAGTGTTAATATTGTTGCAGGTGTTAGTGGTATGAGTTATAGACATGATCAAGGATGGAAAGAAGTGCAATCAAAAATCGCAGAAGCACACCCACAAAGTGCCTTTGGCAGAGAACATGGTAAGAAAAGCGTTAAACAGATTAAAACAGAACAAGTAGTTAAAAAACATATGGCTAGACAACGTGCAAAAAATAAATAATAAATGGGTACAGAGCGAGCAACTGAACAACAACGGTCGTATACCAGAGTCTAATAAGTCAATCCGCTCATTGTACAATACAATGCGGGCAGGACTTATAGTCCTGCCAACGCTAATACTACTAACAGGTTGTGGGGTAAAAGATTATAACTTTAATCCTTATACAACATTATTAAATCAAGTAATTAAAACACAAAATAAACAAGGAGAATAACTATGGCAGACATACCTGATTTTATGCGAGAGTTTGATACAGACGTTGACTTTGGTTTTACTCCTGTATCTAAAAAACCAGCTGAAGAAACAACAAGTCAGCCGAGTGCTGATCCACTAGAACTAGCAAAAATTAAGTCAGACGTATCTGATATAAAATCTGCTATGAATGAGGTTATGCAGATTGTAGCAGAGAAAGACTCTGTTAACAAAGATATACAGGACGCTGATACTACAGCAAGATTTAAAGAGATTGAAAAGATTATGTTACCTTTTTTATATAATCTTTCAAAGTCTAATGAACCTTATATACATTGGCCAAATAGAGGACCAATTATCAAGGCTCAGATGGACAAATTGTTAAAACTTACAAGGGGGTAATATGTTAGAAGTGAAAACTCATCATAAAGAACTGAAAAGAGCAGTGAATGAAGTTGAAGAAAAAAGAAGAAATGACAGATCATCTAAATTATGGTTTGATGTAAGAACCTTGAAGAAAATTAAACTAAATGCAAAGGATAAACTAAATGCAACTAAGCAAAAACTTTTCGCTTAAAGAACTAACTGCTTCACAAACAGCAGATAGACATGGTATTAGCAATAATCCAAGCGAAGATCATATGGATAACTTAAAAAAACTATGTGATAATGTTCTACAAAAAGTTAGAGATCATTATGGCAAAGTAGTATCTGTATCAAGTGGTTATCGTAGTCCTGAATTGTGTGTAAAGATTGGGTCAAGTATGAAGTCCCAGCACGCAAAAGGCCAGGCTGCGGACTTTGAAATCTTTGGAATTGCTAACGCTGACTTAGCAAAGTATATTATAGATACTTTAGATTTTGACCAGCTGATTTTAGAGTTTCATAAACCAGAAGAACCTAATAGCGGATGGATTCATTGTTCGTATAAGAACAAAGAAGAAAACAGAAAACAAGTATTAAGAGCATACAGAAATGATGATGGTAAGACGGTATACGAACCGTATGACCCTAGTTGAGCTACTGAACGTCTTAATAATGACAGAATAGAAGAGCAGAATAAGATCATTGATCTTTATATGCAAAAAGGAATTTGATATGAAGACAGTTATATTATTGATAGATTTTAAAGGTCATCCTGCTCTTGGTGATGAGTATCTTAACAATTTAAGATATAAAGAGGTACAAAAAATACTATCTAATCCTCTAATTGATAAAACTAAAATAGTATTCTGTTCTACATCTGATAGTCGTCCAGACCCAAAGATGGATGAGATTCAGTTTATGGCAAACCAAACAGGTTTTCACTTTTTAATATACGAAGAGCATATATCTTTTGCTATGTTGAGAGTACAGTT